TGCCTGAGTATGGGACAATCATCACTGGTCTTTTGGTGAGTGTGCGATTGATACCAAACTCCATAATTTTTTTGGCTAAAATGTCACCCTCATTAGCCAGCCTACCAATAGACTGTGCTGCTCCCTCTGCTACCTCAGTGTAGATATCTTGAGGCAGGTCAGCAGGTATCAAGTTGGTAGCCTTACCACCCTTGGCATCCTGAAGGATAGCAGACAGGTGTTGCAGTCCATTGCAGCTACCATCAGCAGACGTAGGTAGGTGTGACACATACCCCCAGCCCTGCTTCACTAGGCCAGTAAACTCTATACACCAGCCAAGGAATTGCCATGGCTTGTCAGCATCCAACCACCATGTGTTATCATATGGGTTGTCTGCTACACGTTTGACTTCATCTGCATTGTCCCACGCCCAGCCCTCGCGCTGGTCTAGTGTGATCTTGTCGTTACCATACAGGTTAGCACCATGGATACACAACCAACGTGCGTCATGCCAGTTGTTGATAGCCTTGCCTCGCTTGAATGTCAACAGTCCCTTGCTCCAATCAGCAGACTGAGGTGACATGAACGTACTGTTAGCATACTTGCGTGACCTGAAATCATTCTGCCATACATAGTAGAACTCATCATACCTTGCGTATCGTTCTGCTGTCTGTAGTGTACGCTCAATCTGGATGCGCTTGCTTACTGTCTTGTTGTTGTAGGCATAGGTTTCGTTACGCTTCCTTGACCAGTTCTTAAACTCTGCACGTTCAGCATCGTTCATCTCTGCTGGTTCCTTGCTGAATGGGTAGGCTAGTAGTGGTCTGTCTGTCCTAGCTGGTAGACCTGCCCACTCCTGTCCACTATCCCACACCTGTCTAACGATGCTTAACACAGGCTGGTTGATCTGCCATGGTGTGTGTTGCAGTGTGTTAAGACAAGCAAACTCTTGAGATAAGTCCTGCTTTCGCAGCTTGTTCATGTGGTGTATCATCTTATCCCCTTCTTACGATTGGTAGTTTATCCAAGAACTCTCCATAGTATCCACCACCCTCAACATCTGTCCAGTCCTTAGGTACTATGATACATGGTGACCAACGTGGACGAGTGGTGGACATGTGGTCATTGAAGGCAGCTACCCATTCCTCAGTGATAGGTGTAGCCCTCAGGAACGTAGTCGTTTTGTTCCTACTTGTATGCTGCTTCTCTAACCTAACGATGCCTGTGTTCTGGATGATGCAGTCAACGAGCCTCAGGCCTACATGGATACGCTCTTCCTTACTCCAAGCTAGATCACCATAGCCATCCTTGTTCATCTTGTGTGTGAGGCCGTAGCGTCTAGCAACAGCACCCTTCTCATTAGCCTTCTTGATTGTGTTACGAGCAACACTACCCTCTAACTTGATCCACTTCTCTAGCCTGTCCTGCATCTCTACGTTAGCACCGATAGACTTTGCTACATTCATTAGCGTGTTAGCCTTGCTGATACCATCAACCATAGACACTAGTGCTAGGTATGCTACCTTCTGTGCATCCATGCCTGACAGTTTCTTATAGGCTATGTCTCTGTTGCTAGTCGGTGTAGTCTGTAGTCTTTCCACACCCTGCGCTGTACCTGCTACCACTGTAGCAATGATAGTCCTGCCGTGTAGTGTGGTGGACTCACGCCCCTTGTCTATACCCTTATCCTTTTCCTTGTTGAACCTGTCAACACCAGCGTTGAGCATCTCCATCTCTAAGGCTAGCTGATTCTCTAAAGTGTACCCCAAAGGAAGACCCCCTTTCACATCTATTAACTTAACTAACTATGTGTAGTATCGGTATGCCTACTGCTAACCCTAACATAAAGATAAACTGTAACACTACATAGATACCATTGTTACTTATGCTAGTTAGTATACCTGCTGTTAGCATTAGACCAATCATTACCCATATAAAACTACTCATAGATACCGTTGTTCATTGTCATCATAGTCAGGCCTACTGTCTACCTCTGGTTCTTCTGTCCACTCAGCCAGACAGCTAAGACAGAACCACTCAATCAATCCATCCACTGCATACAAGGCTTCAGCCTCACAGTTGTTACAGTATGGACATTTCTTAAACCCCATGCTCATACCCCTGCCTCCTCTTTAACTCTTAGTAGTTTACCTGCTGTATACCCATGCTTAAACTTGATGTGATACTCAGCTAAGGTATCCTTATCATACTGGTTGTCGTACTTCACAGCGTGATAGCCGTTGTGATATCCCATGACATAGGCATCATCGTACTTGTTGCGTGTTAGCTGGTGCTTGTAGTTAGGCATCGTCCTACTCCTTCGGTACAGAAAAACCATAGACATAGATTAGATTATCATCATCATCATTAGTGTCTTCATGGTAGACATAAACATCATCAGGGCATTGGTCAATCCAATCTAAAAATTCTTCTTTCTTACTCATCATCCTTACTCCATACTAGATTATTTACCCGATAGTATGCAGTCTCTAGCTTACCCACTTGAGATAGCCACACATCCTGACACTCAGTTAAGGTTTGTAATACATCCCCAACAATCTCATGCATCTCGCTTAGTGCTTGCTGTTGGTCTGTATTGAGTGCCTTTAGTAAGTCCTTCTTTGCTTTCTTCCGTGCTGCTTCTCTCTTGTGATACTCTTTCATATGATCGGTCATTGCTTTGCTTCCTTCTTGATTGCATGATTGCTTTACTGACTGGTGTTATTCTCATCAGTCATTATCTACCACTAGACTTAGCACGTTATCGTTACTGCTGTCAAGTTCTATCTCATAGTAGTTCATAAAGATAGACAACTCGCCATGCTCAATAGCTTCATAGACTATATCAAACAGTTCGTGAATGTCATAGACCTGTAGCCTGTTACCTTCTAAAGCATAGCCCTTCTTGTTTGGTATGTAAACCATCAGGCATACCTCAAGATAATCTTCGTCTGACTGTGATACTGACAGCATGTAGTCGTTGCCCTTGTCAGGTGGTAGGTGTATGTGTGTGCATCTAGTCATTGTCTTACCCCTTTACAATAGTTGGTCAGTGTTATCAACACCCATCAAGTTAAGCACATCTCTAGCTAGTGCGTCAATCATACCATAGACATCATTTACTTCCCAATATTCTAGTGGTTCCCAATGGTTGTCAATCATGTATTGGTCTAGCTTTTCTTCTTCCCATTCATTCCAATCATCAGGCAAATGGGCAGCTAGAAAGTGACCAGACATTCTAGCAAATACTTTTTCATAGGTTAGTTTATCAGTCATTGTCTTGTTCCCCATCCATCCTTCGCATGTTATCTAAACAGGCTTGAAAGTTTTGCCAATAGTAGTAGTCATCTATGGCAAGGATACCAGCCGCTGGTGCAGCCTTGTCTTCTTCATCTAGAAGATATAGGTGTTGCTTCATGTCGTTCATTGTCTTACCCTCCCTCTACTAGTCCGGTTCGTTGCCAGTTACTTATTAGCTTGTCTAATTCCACGCTATTGTTATGCCCTGCGTGTTTCTCCATCAAACTATGACAAGCGTCTAGCATCTCTTGGATTTTATACATGGTGAATTCTAAATCATCTTCATCTATACCCCGCCAGACTACACCTGAAAAGATATCATTACTACCTAGTAAAGTTACACAATTTTTCTGCATTGTCTTGCCCCTTAAAACAGTGGTTGATATGTGATGCCATCATCGTGCATGGCTTTAAGTCTGTTGAACATTTGCTTGGATGCCGTAACGTCTTGGCCTTCCCACTCTCCATCCTGTATTTGGATAGAGAGTGCTGTCAATTCTTTGACAAGGCTAGTCAGTCGTTCGTCTTGTGTTACATCAGGATAAGCTGTGTCAATATACATGCCCATAGCTACGCCCCTACCTTGGCAAAGCGTCCAGTCTTTACATCACGCATCGCCATGACGTAGCCCTTGTTGGTGCTGAATGTACCTAGCTTGCCGTATCGCTTGGTGGTACGTCTAAACTGTACTTGGTCAATAGTCAAGACCGGACGCACTGTAGTTACTGGCTTAGTGAATAGGTTTTTGATAATGTTAAACATTGGTTTAGTTCCTTCTCTTGGTTGTGTTGTTTAGCTTGATTAGTTTGTTTGCTGCGTATGCTGCTTCATCTTTTGATACACCATACTCAATTAGAAGTCTATATATTTTTTGAACCTTGGTCATTTCATTTTGCCTCCACTCGCATGGCATGTGCGATATGTTCTAATTCTGTCACATCATACCAGCGTTGATCATTGATAGGATGAAGCAATCTCTTGTTACCTGCAAAGGTTGCAAGGCATGGCTTGTGCTTATGTTGGACGATGTGCAAGTTACTCTTACCCATTACGCGCAACAGTGTGTTGAGCCTCTCGCGTGTCGTTACTGTGTTCCATCCTGCTAAGGTTATATGTACAGCCTTGGATCGTTTGACATTATAGCCACCTTCAGTTGGTTGTAGACATGCTATGCTATTGCCATGTAACTGCATGTAGTAGGCTTCGCTTGTCGTTGTCTCTCCTGTTTTGTTGTTAGTCTCAACAAATCCAGTGCGTGTTATCTCTGTGTTCTTGCCTGTTCTTTTCACGATACGATCAAGAAAGGCGAACGCTGAATACTTGCTAACTTGTCTCATTGTCTAAAACTCCATGACTAATATGTTACCCATATGTGTATCACGCCTAATATCTAAAGTAAAGGTATGATTGTTTAGCACCTTAACCTGACTGTCGTAGTCATCCCATTCAACATCTACATCTTCAAAGATGTGGCTATAGTTGTCATACAATTCTTGGACATGGTACTCGCTCCATTCGCACCTGATAGCAATAGGATCAAGCTCTATATCTTCGCCCATGTCATCACTAAGCTGGTCATAGTGGTCATACAAGGCATCTATGGCCTCGCTTGTCCATGATGTATATTCATCAGCTTTTAATGCTTGTCTAAAATCCCATGCGTTTACGTTCTGAATTATAGCCATTGTCTTACCCCTTAAGTTTTTTGTTCAAGATTGTTGCGATCATTTCAGCAATGAACAAAGCAAAGCCAGTCACGCCTAATACAAAGATGAATACGATAAGAATGTCTAACATGTCAAGCCCCTTTGTTGATTGCTAGGGCTACAATGAACCCTAGCGTTTAAGATGTCAAGCCCTATTCGGCATCTAGTGATTTGTTTAATTCATCGCTAGCTTGGTCAATCATGTCAAACAGTCTTTTGGTATTACGGAAAACATGATTATATTCTTTCAAATCTTCCTTGGCTTTTAAATCCAAGGCTAACCATAAGGACGTTAATTCATGTTCATCAAACGTCATGGTGACTGTAGCTTTTTTGTTTACTTTGTATGCCATTGTCTTAAATCCTCTTGTTAGGTTGCGTTGTCTTCTAGTCCGTTGCGCCTAGCCCCTAGTTTGGACGTACCGTTTAAGGTGGCTAGGCTTCAAGCGTTGTCTGACTAGGTCAGTGCGTCAACTTGATGATGAAGTATGCGCAGATTGTGCAAAGAATGTCCATAGCTAATTGTGAAAAAAATAGATAAAAATGATAAGTGACTGTAAACATTGGGAAGAATGTTTGAAATCAAAAAGAATAGATAGAAAGAGACAGAGACATGTTGAAAAATGTCTAACAATGTCCAACAATCCTGCCGCCAATCTGTCAGATGTTTGACATGGACAACATGTCTCAGATGTGGTATAATTTTAAAGGATGCGCGTGTGTGCCTGCGGGGGTGCGCGCGATTCCACAATGTTATATACCCTCTCAGATTTTTTTACCAAAATGAGACACCTGTCAAACATCTGACACATGTCAAACACTCTCAACATACTGCCACATTCTTTAAGCCGATACATAAGCATACCTCTAAGGAAGTAGTAAGCAGTATGTCACACCTACTACACCTGTCTAACAATGTTAAACAATGTTAAACATACTTTAACATATAGTTAATATATGTAACAGGGGGTCTTTCCTTAGAGGTACACTTTAGAAAACACTACAGCACCAGCCAACCTGTCTCCTGACTGTCTTTAGTACCTACGTTCAAGTGAGACATGAACTTATCTAGCTCTGTGTCTAGCAGTTCTTCCTTCCTTGAAGCTATCTGTACATCAGCATCAGCAGCCATCTGGTCTACCCAATACTGCACAGCCATAGCAAGTACATCAAGTCTATCATCGTGAGCCAATGCTCCCCTAGTCTTAGTGATCCTAGTCATCTGATAGGTAAGCATGTACTTAATACCCTTCTCAGGGGGCATGTCCTGCACACTCTCATAGTCCTTCTGGATAACCTTAGGGTCTATGACAAGCTTATGCTGGTTCATTACAGGCTCTAGGGTGTCAATGATCCTGTGTTCCTTCTGTTTACTATGTCTAACCTCTTCAACAGCTACAGGATGTGTCTTAAGCAGGTAGGGCTTTAGCAACTCTGTAAACATACCGTCACCAAAGTTACTCTCTACCAGTACCATATTAACCTTATGTATCTTAGCCAAGTCACACAAGTGCTGCAATGTAGACTCAGAGTAGCCACCTGCAACACCACCAGCATCTACAACATGTAAGAAGCCGTTTAACATCTTCACAACAGCGTATGCTGTCTCGTCAGAGCCTCTACCAGAGGGGTCAATGGCTAAGACACTACCAGTGTAGTCAGCACGGCCTACAGTGTCCTCAGGGGCGTAGAACTTGTCCCCAGATAGTCCAACATTGGGTAGGTCTGGCAGGGGTTTGAAGATACCATACACCAGCTTTTCTGGTGCAGTCTCTTTATCGCATGAGTAAACCAGTAGGTCACTCAGTTTAAGCGGATATTTGTTTGCGTCACTGAGGCTAGTATCCAACATAAATTGCAGAGCAAAACCGCTTCTACCATAACTGAGTTCTCTTTCTAGTAAGTCATCATCGTCAAACCGTTTAGGGTCTGTAGGAAGGCCATACACGGCCTCTAGGTTTGTTTGTAGGGATTCATACAGCGTAGGGGCTAACTTGCCCCCATAAGCCTTCTCTGCGCGTTCTAGGGTAGGGTATCTAGCAGGCCAGACCCGCATCTCGTAACCCCTGTTTAGTAGAACATTGTACAAAGACATCTCATTCTGTGGTGTACCAAGGTAGATAATCTTACCTGTAGGCTTTAACACAGCGTCAAACTCCTTAACAGTCTCACCCAGTTTCTCACGCATCATATGTGTCATAGAGTTATTAGGGACTTCAACGTCATCAGCAATAATAATGTCTGCACGGCTACCTGTAAGCTGTCCTGTGACACCCACAGACTTTACTGAGGGGCTACCAGAGGCTTTAGCAGGTGCTACATCAAAGGCAATCTTAGACCATCTCTGGCTGTCCTTAGGGATCAGGTGTCTACACAAGGGTAGTTCCATGATTAGTCGCTGAGTAAAGGTAGAGAAGTCATCAGCACGTGCCTTAGACGCTGACACAACCATGAACTTTAGCTGTGGGTCTAGCAGTAGCTGGTGTACCACGTAGGCAGCAGTGATGTAGGATTTACCAACACCACGGAAAGCCTCAATGATACACCGTTTAGGACTGTTCTGAAGGTACTGTGCTATGTCATACTGTACTGGCGTAGGCTCAGGAAGAGCTAAGTGTTGCCACACATAGTATGTAAAGTTTCTAAAGTCTTTAAGCTGCTCTGGAACATCAGTCATCGTGTACCACATCTATATCGTGAGGGTGTGTATCGTCTGCTTTAGCCCATACAGCGTTAATAGGCGCACAGTTAAACTGAAAGGTTACATCAGGTATCTTATGACCTGCTACAGCACCCTCAATCTTAAAGCCGTGTGTAGGGGCTACAGTATCTGTACCGAACCCTACTTCAATAGTGTGTGCATCATAAGAGTTCTGTATCATCAGGTAAGTACGTTGGACGTTAGTATCCAGTATCTTAGTCCAGTTACCCCCTGTCAGTGTCTTTAACTCTGCCTTTAGCGTTGCATTTGGACCTTCTCTCATTGCAGTTGCTCCCCTACATCAAAGGGCAGGTCTTGTAGCAAGTTAGCCATAGGACTCTCTGCCATGATGACATCCAAAGACGCACCGTTATCTTTAAGAAACTTAACAGCCACTGATAGTTCACTAGCTGTAGCTTCCCCACTACGTACTCTTAGTAGTAGCTGTTGGGTGACAGCCTCATGCAAGCTGTCTATCAGTTGTTTTTCTGTCACTTCCACTCTCCTGTACGGATTTGATCCGTTACATCTATGGCTCTCTGGCCTACTTGTTTAGCCCAACGGCTGTTCAGGAACTCGTCTGCTGCCATATCGTAGTTTCCGTCCCTTAGCAGAGCCATTGCGTTTACGAACTTGCCCACTGTCCCTATCCCTACGTTGAAGGTAAAGTTGATAAGGGCTGCAAAACGTACCTCGTCTAGCTCTGTTGTCCACGGAAACTCTCTTTGTATCTGCACAGTGGCTCGTTGGATGTCGTTCTGTAGTAGCATCTCTGCTTCTTCTTCCGATATCCCTACGTCCTCTAGATTTCTTCCCACACCGATTGTAAGTTTGTCTGCTGTGCATTTGTAAGGTTTTAATTTGAGTCCCTCATGTCGTTTGAGTTGTTCAATTAGGTTCATGTTTTCTTCTTATATTTATCTGTCTTAGGAAACCCAGCCTTCATGTTAGCGTAGGCTTTAGGGCTGACAGTAGACTTACTCTTAGGTCTGCTAGTGCCAGCCTTCTTACGTTTATTCATGTTCTCATATAGGCTCATTTAGTAACTCCTTTAATCTTCTCAGCAGTACGTAGGCCACCAAGACCAAGCATACCTAGTAGTACAGTCATCAGGCTATCCATGTCAAACGCAGGTAACTCTGGTATCTCTATGCCTAAGTAAGCGCATACAAACATTGTAACAGGGGCAAAGATGAAGTGCCAACCCATCGCACTGGCTAGTATCCAGCCAAGAAATGGACGCCATCCCGCCACAAAGATAGACTTGTGTGAGGCTTCTGCCTTATTGATTTCAAGCTGACCCTTAGCCAACTCTTGTGCATGACGCTCAGACATAGTTGCAATCTCATGTGCAAGCTTTGCCTTCTCACCAGCATCAGGGATAAACTTATCCAGTAGTCCTGTTACTGGTCCTATTAGTGCTTGTAGCATTTATAACTCCTGACCCTCTAGTACTAGTGTCTTAAACATAATTAGCCGCCTTTGCTACAGAAACCATAACGGTTATAAGAAGACCTATAGCTACAGTTAGGATAGCCGTAACTATCCCAATAGTCTTCATAGTGTCCTCAAATTCCTTAGCCTTGCGTATCATCTCTCGCCTAGCTTTAGCCTCAGCTTCTCGTTGTTCTTGTAACCGTTTAGCACGTTCAGCCAAAATACCCTTCCAAGTACCGTGACCAAAACGCATGTCAACCATAGTAGCTACTTCCTGCAACTTTTCTGCTGCGAGTTTAGCATCTATCATTTCTTTAGCTACAGTATC